ATGCGGTCAGATCAAATAAGCAACACACTCAGCGAAGTAGAAAAAACGAAGATTATCTCATCGGTTTACTCCAATGTGAATAAACTTAAAATAGCTACTCTGGTCTATAAATTAAAAGAAGCGAGTGCAGATGAATTAAGCTTGCAAATCGGTATAGCTGCAAACCGGGCCACTATGATCCTGAAAGAAATGAAAGAAGCCGGCGTGATGAAAACCCGGCGCGAATCCCACTACATATATTATTCCCTCACTGAGTTTGGCGAAAAGATTGTGACGCTTTTCAATTAAACCAAAAAAGCCCAAAAAATTGACGTTTGCGCAGATTCCCATGCTAGTTATGCTCGTCAACCCATAGAGAAACACCCCATCCTCAAAACACAAGAATCAATTATTTCTGAGTCAATTTTGATTTGACAAATGAATCACATATTTTTGATTCAAATAATACTTTCCAGATGAAGGATATAATCGTAATGTAAGGCATACCGAAGCCGATGACGACGGGGAGAGGCACGCAAAGAGATTGAACCCGTGACAGCCAGGAGAGACTGGTAATTTTTACCCACTCTATACACACCTACCCTAAATGGCTCTTGATTTCAAAGAGGTAAAGGCAGATCAGGATTACAAAGCCAATCAATCTGCTTCTATATGCCATAACTGCCTACACATGGAGAAGATCCATGATGAAAAGATTGTAAGTCGCCCGGTATTTCGCTTCAAGTGTGGTATCGGGCGTTTTTATGTTGAAAAGATTGGAGTTTGTCGATTATTTGAACAGAGATAGATATGGGTGCGCCTATTGGGAACCGGTTTTGGGAATTGAGAAGTAAGCACGGTAGAGATACTTTGTTTGCTTCTGCTGATGATATGTGGGAAGCAGCTTGTGAATATTTCCAATGGTGTGAAGAGAATCCATTAAAAGAGCAGGATTTCAGGGGAAAAGACGCGACAGAAGTTGAAATAAACAAAATGAGGCCATTTACTATGCATGGATTGTGTAGGTATTTGGATTGTAATGTAGAATACTTTCGACAATTCAAAGCAAAGCTTAAAGAGGACCAAATAGACTTTGCTCGGGTCATTACACGCATAGAGGAAACCGTTTATGATCAGAAGTTTACGGGAGCAGCGATTGGTTTCTTTAACGCGAACATAATCAGCCGTGATCTGGGATTAATTGACAAGAAGAATCTTGCGGTCGATGGTGATATCACTGTTGAGTACTTCAACGGTCCGCATGAAACTGAAAATTGATAGAAGGTTTTTTAATCGGGCATATTGGGTCTTATGTGACGCAAAAGCGCGTTTTGTAATACTGAGGGGTGGTAGTAACTCTTCCAAAAGCTGGTCCAATTACCAGCATCTCGTTCTTTGGCTTTTACAGGGTAATGAAAACGCGATTGTTTTCAGAAAGCATGGATCCACTTTAAGGAATTCGGTATTTGAAAACCTTAAAATGGTTGCTAAGCAGCTGAATATCTTCCATTTGTTCAACTATTACTATTCAGGGGACAAGCGGGAAATGATCTGCTCAGTAGGTGGAAACCGGATTGTGATGTCTGGATTGGATGAGCCGGATAAGCTCAAATCAGTTGTAGGTATCAAACGGGTAATTCTGGAAGAAGCTGATGCGTTCACCATTGAAGATTTTAAAGAGCTGGTTCGCCGGTTTCGTGGTGTTACCGGAATTCAATTTGTTTTCATTTTTAATCCAGTTTCGGAAAAGCACTGGTTAAAAAAGATCCTTTTTGATACTCCAAAGTACGCCGAACGGGCTGAGCATCACACTTTTACCATTGATGATAACAGGTTTGCTACCGAAGATGATTACAAGGAGCTCGACGCTTTAAAAGATATTGATTATGATCAATGGTTGATTTATAGGTGGGCTAAATGGGGCGTTGTTCGTGCTCAAAATCCTTACCTATTGCATTTAAAGCAGTCTTTCAATGGTCAGAACATCCCAGATAACGAAGAAGAAAGTATCCTATTCTCTTTTGACTTCAACGTAAAAAACTCGGTTACGATCTGGCAGAAATGGAAAGATGATTATGATTACTGGCATGTTAACTGTCTTCGTGAGATCAGAATCGGAGGAACGGCAGAAACAGATCTTGAAGCCATTTGTGAGATCCTGGCCACTGATTACGGAGATCGAGAGATTTATTACAGTGGTGATTCATCCGGGAATAACAGAAGCGCGCTGACCAAAGGAAATGCCAGTGCTTTTGTGATGATTGAGGGTTATTTAAGGAAGCACGGGTGTCAGTTTTTGCATTACAATAAGCTGAAAGCTAATCCCAGGACAAAAAAAAGCCGGTTTATTTCTAATGCGATCACAAAGGAGCTTGGAGATAGATTCACAATAAACGAGTCGTGTACTGAATTATGGGCTGATATCGTGTCAATCCCCTGTAATGCAGAAGGCGATTTAGATAAGAAATTCTGTGATGATAATGATGTCGGCCACCTTTTGGACACACTCAGGTACTTCATTTTTGTGTTTTGCTTTGATGTTTGGCTTGACGTGAAAAGGAACATCGCAGTACCAAAAGGCCTTGATTCTGACGAAAACAACGTAGAAAACAACGCATACGACGATTAAAAGCTATGGCACTGAAAGCAAAGTTCGAATGTGAAGCAATCAACAAGACCAAATCAGCAGGGGTTGAAGCGACATTGTTCGCAATTCCTTATTCTCAATCTGATTTTACCAACCTAGCACCGCTGGGAACTTTGAAGATCAAAATGCAGAAGGATTCAAAAGCCTTTGTAGAAATGGACACTGGCAAAAAATATATAATGACGCTTGAAGAAGTGATCGAACAAGGCAGTACAAACAATTTAAATCAATAATCGAAATGGGAGTTAAAGCCAAATTCAAATGCCTTTCAATAACCGAGTTTGAAAATCAAAAAGAAGTTGCATTATTCGCTGCTTATGGCCCAGGTAATGAAGATTATGCCAAATTCACACCTAGTGGAAGCTTAAAGATTATGGTGAATGACGAAACTAAGGCTTCTGATTACTTCAAGCCAGGAAAACATTACATCCTTGATATTCAAGAGGACGTTGAGAAAGTGGTCGAATGACCATGATAGTGCTGTGTGTTTAGGTTCATAAACGGGCCGTTTTATAAATGGCTCGTTTTATTTGAAAAGTACAACGTTTTGAAGTGTTTCATAGGCAAATATCGAGACTTTAACCCCAAATATCTTTAAAAAGTACAATGTCCCAAGCCAGACGAGAACGAAGAAAAGCCAGTCGCGAGAATAAAGCCACCGGAAAACTGATGGGTGAGTTCATTGGATTGAAGAAAACTCAGGGATTGATTGAGCAGGACTTTGCCGATGTCTTCAAATCATACGGTTTAGACCCTTACGGAAAAGATAGTGAACAGTTTCAGCAAGCATTATTAACGCATAAGATCAAATGAGTCCAATATTCAATCTTGTCTCATTAGTAGTCGGCTATCTTTTTGGTGCTGGTTTCGCGTTGTTCCTGCTTTGGGATCAGATGTATGATCTTGTTAAGAAGAATAACAGGTTACAAGAGAAGATTCAACTGTTAAACCAAATAAATAATCTGCCTGATTCTTTAAAATACAAAATGAATTGGACTGTAAATGGCTCTGATAAAATTCATAGCAAAGAACTTCAAATACCAATCCGGCACCACATCAATACCCGCAAAGCCTACCACGATTTCATTAACGATCCCAACAAATGAACCCACTCGAACCTCTTATCGGCCTATTCCCTGTTGATTCAGGATCCGAACGAATGTTTGTGAACCGACTTCCAAACGTCAGTGCTGCATTGATCGAAGCAATCGCAGAAGATGAAGAGAAGTCTGTAGGTGATACTACCGGCATTGAAACAGTCTGGCAGGAAATTAAAGATGAGCAGTTCGATTGTTTGAAGTCTGATCTTCTCAGTGAGTTTGCAAAGCGCGCCAACTTCCGGCAGGTTGTTGAAGTTTCAGAGATTCCATCGATCAGCGGTGATGAGACTTTGATTGTCGATGGAGATACTTTGATTGGCGTGGTCGTTACCATGCCAAAAAGCCGGTATCAATCTCTTTTCATTCGGAATCTGTTTGTTGATTTCAACTCTGACACTGCTCCTGAAAATGTCGTGATTAAGATTTACGACGCGGACAAGGCAACTCAGATCGGGACCGATATTTCCATTCCTTTTGTGATCGGAACTGATGATTACCCAATCAACATTTCAGTTGACTGCTCGAAAATGGGAAACAAAGCCATTTTCATTGGTATTATCATTCCTGATGGTGCAACACTTTATTCGCTCGGCTGGCACAATCACTGCAAATATTCAGTGGTTGATCTTTACCGGTTTGATCCAGATCACACACCTTTCATGTCTGAAATGACTGAGCTTTCCGATTGCTATGTCGGCCTTGAATTTGAAATCAGGCTTTCAATTGATAAGGTTGTGGCTCAGTTTTCTGATATTCTGAAACGATCATACGGTTTGATGTGTGCAATCGGCATCATTGATCGTGCTTTGAAATCAAAGAAGGCAAATCGTTTTACCCAGGTAAACCGGGATATGGAAAAGCAGAACATCTTCGATTTGAAAGAGGACCTGAAAAAGGAAATGGCCGGAGCTTGCAGGCAGATTTACGCGCAGCTTAATCTTGAACAGTTGGCTTTGGTTTCGAATCCGGAGGATCAGCAGAATTACTTTTTGGGGAGTTATGTATGATCACAAAATCCGACAGCCGCGAAGTTCGCGAAATGGCATTATCCCTGCAAACTTCATTGCTTCAAATCGATGGCGAGGATCTGGAACGGGAATTGTTAAGAGCCGGGGCCGATGTGGTGGTAATAGTTTCACACCGTATCAAGCAAGAAGGAAAGGACGCATCGGGAAATACGCTTGAAACGAAGTCAGTAAACAGGACCGGCGCTTATTCCTCACGGTACGCCAAAGTCAGGAAAGAGGCTGGCAGACAGACAAGCAGGGTTGACTTGAACATGACCGGCAAAATGATGCTCGACTACAACCTGACCGAAAGAAGCAAAAAGTCAGTCGGCGTAGGTTTTATGAGTGAAGAATCTGACACGAAAGCGAATTACCTCGAAGAATACTACGGAAACGAGATATTCATTCCTAGCGAAAGTGAAGAAGATGATATCATGGATGATGCAATGGAACGAATTGAAAGATTGATTGACAAAATATGATCCACCACCACATACAAACGCTGAACAGCACACTGACCGGATTGCTCCCTACCAGATGCGACGAGCCTGTTTGGAACGCTGATATTCACGGCCTTGGTAAAATGGTTTGGAGTAATGCAGATTCAAACCGGATGATGCATGACCAGGCCAATAATTTTATTGTGCGTGATGATAAGTACGATCTTCAAACATGCCACACCATCGACCGGATCCGTAAACAGAAGGTTGAGATTGGCAACATTTCCGTTTACACGATTGAATGTTCGTGGCTTGGAATCGGAACGACTAAAACAGCCGGCTTACTGGCCATGTCTGTATTTGAACAGATCGAAGGATTTAACATTCAAGCTACTGATTTCGATAACAATACAGAGCGGGTTTTATCTGCTTATTGGGGGGTCAACCGTGATAAGTGGGGTCAAAACCCAGAATACAACGCTTGGAGAATTTCATATAATTATACACTTCCTTCTTTGGATCGGGATGATCTTCTGTTTTTAGAGGGGTTACGTAATCTGGATTAATGCATATAACACCTGATATCGATTCACCAAAGAACTGGCCATCGGATTACGTCGATGGCGAAAACCAGTATATATGCATTTGCTGTATTTGTAATGATACTTTTTACGGACACAAAAGAAGGGTTACCTGCAAAGAATGCCAGGGAAATTCTGGAAAACCCATTAAGGCAAAACCTCATTTCTACGCTGTTTGTTTGAAACCAATGCAGGAAATAGCGAAAGGAATGGGTTACAACCTGATTGTTCACGGAAGTATGGACAGGGATCTTGATTTGGTTGCAATTCCCTGGATCAATGAGCCGAAATCAGAGGTTGAATTGATTCAGACTTTGGATGTGTATTTAAAGGGAATTCGTTATTCTGATGAATCGGCATTGTCCGGCTATATGCATTCCATTCTTCCGGGCGGTCGGCATAGTTACGTAATAAACCTGAATCGCGGTGGAGCGTTCAATTCTTACACAGATGAGCAGTACTATCTTGATATCAGCATAACACCACTTGTCATTTCTCAGTAACCTATGCACCCACAACTAAAATTCGCCCTCGAACACAAATACGTAGAACCTGCTTTAATGCCAGATGAAACCCAACTGGAAATCAACGGAACAAAATATTATGTGTTCAGTAATTCCGGCGAAAAGTTCACTCAGTCCAGGCTTTACGCTTTCAGTGATTTCCTGGAAGAATACAACCGGTTTGTTGCCAGAAAGGAAGACCTGAAGATTGCTTTTGATTTCATCACCGAAACACTTTCCCAGGCAAGTATGATGGTTGTTTCTGAGCCGAAGGAGTGCATGGAGCTATTGAACCAAGCTAAGTTCAGAGCACAAACCACCAAGCAGCGGTTAGAGCTTGGCGCATCAATTGAAAGGATCTGGGAGATTTCAGCTATCTGGTTTCTGGCAGAAGATGAAGACCCTGAAATCAACGATCCGGGTCGAAACAGAAAGAAAGTTGCTGACTTTATGACCCGGCCCGAGCTTACCGGTTTTTTTCAGAGATGGGCAAAGAACGTTTGGAACGCTTTGCCCAGGTCCTTGGACAACTCTTTACTGAATGCTATACGGGATCTGAATCTGAGCGAAATATTGCAGAACCAGATTTTCACCAAATCCAGGCTTGGAGAATCTGGAAAGATAAGCAGCGAACTGTTCGACTCCTTGAACTCACAAACGGAAGTGTGGGCGAATGTGAACGACTCACTCGACTCCCTGCTTACGACTTCCACAAACTAATGACTTATCATCACGAGCAGAATAAAAAAATAAAAGCACAAAATGATCAAAACAATCGCCAAGGGCCAAAACGCAGCAATCCAAATGCGGAATGGCAGACAAACATACAAGATGGATAATTGAGGCAACCTCAAACCTTCCTGACATCAATAATCAGCTTGAAAGGCTGATTGCTTTACAAACAACCCAAAACGCTCTTACCCAACAAAATACTACTTCAACCGCGCTTGCTATTCAGCAGCAGCGGGAAGAGATTGAGAAATTAACGACAGCTCAGACTAAAAATAATACCACTACTACAACCGGATCCAAACAGCAGATCGATGCTATTGGGACGCTTCGGAAAGAATACGACCTGCTTTCGAAGCAGCTTTCTGGTATTGTTAATCTCGCTGCTGGTGCATGGGCTGTTGGACAGCTGAAAACTTACATTGATGAAGTAATCAGAGCAAAATCATCTCAGGATGGTTTTGTTGCTTCGATGGAGGCGATGCTCGGTTCAAGGCTCAAAGCCGAAGAGCTCAATGCAAAGCTGATCCAGATCGCTTTGAAATCTCCATTTGAAACTGAGCAATTACAGGAGGTTACTAAAAAGCTTCAAGGTATGGGGGTTGAGACTGAAAAGCTCATTCCTTACATCAACATGTTGGGCGACATCGCGGCTATTGTCGGCACTCAAAAGCTCCCTCTGATTGCCAAAGCTTTGACCGATGTTCAAGGTAAACATGTGTTGATGGCTCAGGAGATCAAACAGTTTACTGACAACGGGGTTCCTCTTTATGATCTGCTTGCCAAATCGATGGAAAAGCCGGTTGAGACTATCCGGAAGCTGGCCAGTGAACACAAGATTGTATTTGAAGATGTTGAGAAAGCCCTAATGCAGGCCACCCAGAAAGGAGGCATCTATTACGGGCAAATGGCGGCTCAGGCTGAGCAGTTGATGGGTAAACAGAGAAACCTTTCGGATCTGTATACTTTAAGCCTGGCAAAAATTGGCGATTACTTTGAAGATGGATTGCGCGCGGGTATAAAAACAACTGGTGAATTTATTACGGCCACAATTGGCAGCGAAAATGCAATCACCCGCACGATTACTGCTTTAAAAGCTGGCCTTGCCATGTGGATCAGTTACCGGACAGCTGTTATTTCAATGGAAGCAGCGCAAAAGGCTAATAATGTTACATCATTGGCAAGCCTGGGAGCTATTGAGGCTCAAAGTGTGGCTACTGTCGGGTTGACTATTGGAACGAGTAGCCTTTCGGCAGCATTCAATGGCCTGAAAGTTGCTTTCATGTCAAATCCATTCGGGTTTGTCGCAACGGCTCTCACTTCACTGATTAGCTTATTTTATGTATTCAAAGCTGCAAACATCGAGGTTGCGGAAGCTCAAAGCGTTGAAGCAGAAGCATTGCGCAAGACAAACCAAGAGGTAACCAACGCCATTGAAAGGGTAAAGGGGCTAACTGTTGGTACCGAAGAAAGGAAAAAGGCAACCGATGAATTATTAACAAGATACCCAGAGCTCTTCAAGGGTCTTAAAGCTGAAAGCTTAAACAATCAGCAGCTTGAAATTGCCTTGAAAATGGTCAATGCTCAGTACCGAGAGAAAATTCAGCTGGCAATTATTGATGCTAAAAACGCAACTCTTTTAGAGAAGCAGATAGAAGTTGAAAAAGATCGGTACGAAACACTTATTCAGCTTCGTGAGAAGTATAAAGCACAATCAGGTCAGTATGCTGATGATTCTTCTTTCCTTGCTGCATTGGCAAAAATGGATTCCGCTATCAATGCTACTCAGGGAACCGCTGTTCTTGGAAATAGAAACCTGTTCGGTTATGATATCATGATTGCCCAGGCTCAGGCCTTAGAATCTGAGTCTAAAAGGATTCAAGAAAGTATAACTAAAAACGTCAATGATCAGTCTCTTATCCGTGTAAAAATTGATGAAAAAGAGAATAATGATAAATTAACTGCATTGCGTCGACAGCTTCGTGATAATGAGATTTCACTTAGTGAGTTTAATGAAAAATCAGAGGCTATCGGTAAAGAATCTGTTCAGAAACAGGTTAAGATTGTTGAAGATGGCGAAGATTCTAAGAAAAAAGCCAAGAAATCAACCTTAGAGCTTTCTCTCGAAAATGACCTCAAAGAGCTTAAATCTTCTGAACAGACCTACGCCGTCCGGTATATATACCTCGAAAAAGAGGAAGCATTAAAAAAGGAACAAGCCAAGCGGATGCTTGATGGTAGTGATGAGCAAGAACGTATCCTTTCCATTGACCGCGAATTCCATAATAAGCAGCTTCAGTTAATCATGGAGTACGGCGAAAAGAACATGGCCGGTGCTATGAAATACTTTGATGACTACCTGAAAGCTGCTGGGAAACAAAATCAAAAGCTATATGCAATTCAGGAGGCGCAAGAATTTGACATCGAAAAGAGCTTAAAACGTATTGAGAAGCTTAAAGAAGATGTCCTTAAAATTGATGAGAATAACGCGGAAGAACAGTCCAAAATCAATGAGCAATATCACGCCGACGCATTAGTCAGAGAAGGATCGTTCTGGAAAAGCCGGGAAGAAATCATTCAAGAAGCTTATGTCATCGAAAGCGCTATCCGTATCAACGCATGGATGAAAGAGCGCGCCGACCTGGAAGCAAAAGCGGCTGTTATCAAAGATTCAGTTCTCAGACAAGAGGAATATCAGGAGACTTTAAAACAAATCGCCATCCTGAACGGCAAGATTTCAAAAGAGGAATATGAGCAGTGGGTAGCTAATAATAAAGTCATCGAGCTGAAAGCTGAAAAGATCAAGGCAGTTGCTCAGGCGTTGATTTCCCTGGCAGATGGCATTCAACAGGTTAATTTTGACAGCTTCACCAAGAGGATTGACGAAATGGGGGCGAAAGCTTCCGAGTTCTTCTCTTCCATTGAGCAAGCAAATAAAGACTCCTTTCAAAACATTGTTGATTCTGGCACATTGAGCCTTGATGAATTAAATGTCGAATGGGAAAAGTATGCTCAAAAACAAATGGAAGTGCTCACTTCCAAAACAAACTTTGAGATTGCAAAAGGCGAATTAGCATCTGTTTCTGAGTCGGCAAGACAATTACAAAAAGATGCAAATCAGTTTATTTCCCAGCTGACAGATGGAAAGTACCTGGCTGCTTTTACCGGTCTGGTAACGGGCATAATAAACGGATTCAAGCAGGCCAACGAGTTTAAAGCAATGCTTGATCAAAGGGAGGCTCAGGCCGATATTGATAAAATCAAGCGTCAGGAAGAGCTGGTTCAAGAGAAATTAGCATTTACAATCAAGGCTATTCAGGATGAATATGATGCATTCAAAGCATCGGTTGATAAGCAAATTGCAGACGAAGAAGAAAAAGCCGATAAGCTTAAATCCATTGCTGAGCAAAACTCATCTGACAATCAGCTTCGTTTACAAAAAGATGATCAGTTCAGAGCCGATCTTTTAAAGTCAGGCGAGGTTCGGGAAGTTGCTTTTCTTGAAGCAGCAAAACAAAGGCAGATCGAAAAAGCAATTGCAGATGGTAAATCAGCGGAAGAAGTTGCAAGGATAGTGATTGCGTTTGATGAACTGATCGCTGATAAACATGCAGAATATCAGCAGGCGCAAGGCGATAAAACAAAAGAGATTGCACTTGCCAATACAGAGGCTAAGGCCCAAGAAAAGGATGAAATAACAAAAATTCAACTGGATTTAACCAATACCCTGACTGGATTTGCAGAACAGGTTAAAAATGCGTCTGTCAGTGCAACAAATTCCATCCTTGATGCTCAGCGCAATGCATCTAATGAAACCAGGAGGTTAAAGCATGATGAATTTGAGGCAGAAAAGAGAATGATGCTGTTGCAAATTGATGCGGAAATTGCAAAAGAAATCGCAAAAGGTGCTCAGTCTAACCCTGGAATTGTTTTCGCCCTTCGTGTTCAGGGAGCTGAAATTCAGAAAATGCAGAATCCGTATTTCCACGGTACTCCTTACGTAGAACTCGGAGATAATCCCGATGGAATTGACACGGTTCAGGCTCAACTACACAAAGGCGAGCGGGTTGTTCCTCACTATTTGAATCAATACGTTGGCAGGAATGTGACCAATGAAGAGCTTATCCACGGTTTTTTACAAAGCTCGCTTCTTGATCGGCTTCCATCTATGGAGATACCAACCGCACCGCAAATGATTCTTCCTGAATTTTTTGGCAACAATCAACCAAATATTTCAATGGAAAGGGTTGAACAAAAGCTTGACAGGCTAAATAAAACCCTCCAAGAAAAATCCCTGCTCAACGTGAACATCGACGCAAACAATGTGACCATTTCAGAGCAGTGGAATAACCACAAAGCCAATTATTACGACACAATCTTTAACAAATGAGCGCACCTATAAAATATAAAGAGCGGAAAGTAAGAACGATTAAGCCAGTGGCAGTTTTGGATATTGATGAGCTGGACCGGATCATTACCAGTTTCACCATGCTCATGAGTAAGGAAAGGGAAACAGAGCAGACCAGGTTAAAGATCAATCACAATGCCAAGAAAATACAAAGCGAACTGAAAACATACAGGCGCGCCCTCACAGAATACTATAAAATAGCTGACTGATGTTTTATTTAAATGGAGCAAGTATAGAAGATCCGGTTGGATATGCCGGTCTTTACTGGACAAGGGTCAGACATCCGGACTACTTCGGCATCTGGCGCCATCGAACAGCAAAGGTGATGGGTATTGGCGAATGCGGTTTTGATGGCCAGGCTGCAAACATCCTTCGGGCTTTATGGGAAAATAATGGACCAGAAGCGTCAGCAAAGTTTGAAATTACCGAAGGTGATCAGATAATCTATGGGGCTGAAATTGATTTTGGGATACGGAATGACGATGGCCGGTACTTCCATTGCGGGTTTCGGGATGAAGATATAGAACTTGACTCGCTCACCAGCATGATGGTTTCTGTTTCCCCAAAGATTCAGATCGAATTTCCACAGCAGCCGATCAGTGAGGGTTTGAGTTATGCAATCGGTCAAGGACTGAACGGGCCCTTTCATATTTCTGGAACAATCCACAGTATACCTTTCACCACCGACAAATCGGGGGAAGGAAACGGATTGTCTGTAACAAATCCAACTGAGCTTGAAAGTATATACCGAAACGGTACAAACCGTAAATCAGTCGTGAAGCTTGAAGGAAAGCTGATCGGGACTTGGACCGGTTACGGATCGATCAACGTTGTTGCTCAAATCCTGCAAGGTGGAGAAGTTAAAGATGCGAAGACCATTGCGATCCTGAATGTGTCATCGGATGAGCAAACTACTTTCATCTCTGAAAGCATCGACGTTCCGCAAGGCGGGTACCTTCGGTTGGTTGTGATTGGTGCAAATAACATTACAGCCAGGTATAATTCACTGAGCTTTCTTACGATATATGAAAACTCGGAGCTTTCTAGTCAATTGATCTGGGGAATGACTTTCGGGCAGGCCATTACAGGTATTCTTGAAAAGCTCACCGGCGAACAAGTGACACTTTCGAGCCATTACCTTTCAAAAGGAATAGGCGCTACCAGGACACTTACCAGTGAGCGTAATCTAAGGGGTTATCAGTCGGACATCCGAATGAGTTTTAAATCGCTGTTCGATGATATGAATGCAATCGATAATCTGGCATGCTGGAAACGGGGTAGCGTTCTTTATATCGAAACAAAGGAATACATGCTTGGTAAGGTTGGCCGGTCGAGAATTTACAACTATGAAACACTGAACTATTCGGCAAATCCTTTTTATGTTTCGTTTGTGAATTCTGGCTACAAAAACTGGCAATCCAACACAGCAGCTGGCCGTGAAGAGTTTTGCACGGAAAGAACCCACTATACCAAACAGCAAAAGATCAAATCAAGCCAGGACATCACTGTTAAAACCCTGTCTGCTTCTGGTAAGACCATGGAGATTCTTCGCCGGAATCCGAACAGCGACAAGGCGGATACACTGCAAGATGAAATGCTTTTTGTGATCGTTGCCAAAAAATCAGGTAGTCAGTACATTGCCGTAACCGGGGATATTGAGGGTGTTATTTCTTCCTCTAATGTGATCAATGCCGACATTTCACCCAGGGCGAATCTTACCAGATGGATGAACGTGTTTGGGATCAATGGCGATCTGTTCTTTTCATCCGGGACCGGTAACATCACAGCCAAGCCAGCCAAAGTATCCGAACAAAAAACATTGTCCGCTTCAAAATACAGACAGTTGTTTTCCAAGAACTACGCGATCATTGAAACAGGCATGACCATGCGGGAATACTCCGAAATGGGCGAAGTGGTTGACTATAATGACCACAATGGAGTTGAAAGAGCCCTTCTGATTATGGAAGATAGCTACCGGTTTTCATCAGGAAAGGCAACAATTAAAGGAATCGAATTATCATGAATATTTATGAGCATGTAATCTGCTTTCAAAAAGCGGAAGGTATTGACAAGGGCTATTTTGTGCCGAAAGAAAAGCACGATTCACTCCAAGCTCAGAAAGGCGATATCTGGAGGTGGCTTGCGCCGAAATCCATTGCCCAGGGAAATGATGTCAGAAACCTGCAATTGGTTTTAGTTAAACCAAGGTACGTTCCCGAGTGTGGCGATCCTGTACAGCTCAATGCAATCCGGTATGTGATTGGCCGGATCCGTCCACAGGAATCAGAAAAGTATGTTGAATTTACGATCTGGGTCGGTAATCTGCCGGATGCGGACAACTGGAAACAGTTTGCTTTGCAACGGGCGAACGGTGAAAAGGTGATCGGCACCTTCAAGGGACAACAGACCAACAAAACAGATTACATGAAAGCGCTGAAAGCTTTCTATGAATCATTCCCATACACAAAGGTCTGGTGTGATGTCGATGGCAGCAAAATGCGTGTCCGTATCTGGGAGAAAGAAGGTGTTTTCATGCTGGCAGATGAAGGATTGTTTGTTGGTCTTGGATCGACATCTGTTAGCAATACCAATAACCCACAGATTTCGAAGATTCCACAGGGCTCCTATACATATCCGAACCAGGACAGCTATAAAGTTACTGTCGGAATCAGTGTACAAGAAGGAAATAAGTTTACGCTTGATTCGAAGGTGTACTTTGCTTTATCAGGTGATACCGCTGCGAGTGTTTTGGCTCAGCTGATCACCGGAGATAGATACAATGTTGTATCCGGTTCGGCAGTGACCGTAATAGCTGAAAATGGATCAAGGATAATCACCAATACAAACACGCTAACCGTTCAGGCTGTTTTTGATTCTGTCAGCGGCGGTAATGACCGGTATCATATCCGCATTTCCGGTTCACCGCAACCTGGTAACGTCATTCAGGTTTCAGCAACCGGGAAAACTACAAAATCGTTTGAGGTTGAATTAGGAAATACAAACACTAACATTGAAGATTACTTTAATACCGACACCGGCGATTTTTATACAGTAGCATCCGGGGTTATTCCACAGGTTTCTTTTTTATCAGGCACCCAGATAATAGCAAACACCAACTCACCCTCACTGACACTTTCGGATTTGACTGTTATTCCATCCTACATTGTGGACAGGTATCAGATTGTGATCGGCTCAGATGTCGCAGCTGGAAACAAATTCAAAGTAACAGGATCCGACGAGTACACAGCTGTCGATGGTGATACTGATCTGATTGTTGCCGAAGCTTTGGGCTATGATTCTGTTTCTTTCAGTGTAGAAGTGTTGACAGGCGCGCCGCTTGAAGCTTACGCACTTAAAGGACTTTTGTACAACGAAAACAATATCACTGATGTAACAATATCCGATGGCCCGAAACTGGCCAGGTCTTCACAGTACATACTTGAAGCTGAATTTCCATGTGATGTTGAAAGTGGTACCTATCAGCTTGGTATTATCAACACACAAACAGAAGTTCCGACTTTGATAGCCCTTGGAAATCATATCTGGATTCGGGATAAAGCGGAAGGGATGATGTTTGAAGTGGCCGATCAGGGTGATGTGTTTGGATTTGAATATTATGAAAACGGGTTAACTCAGAGAGTTCGACTTCCTGTTTTTATCAATCCACCTGCACAGCAATCAGAGGAAGATCGAGTCGTAAAATACATGGGTGGTTACAGTCGGACGGTGACTAAAAAGGAATTCGTTTCCGATATGATCACACTGGCGGCGCATCTTCCAATGCACATCACCATTGCCACATTTTTAAAGCACAAGCATTTGCGGATTGGTGAAAAGTTGTATTACAATCCAGGTGAATACGCCGAGAATCATTTGGTTCAAGGTACTGACCTGAGACAAGCGACAACGAAAATCACTGAGCTTTCCAGAGAAAAAAACAACTATAATTCGTATAGGTCAAGTTATTATCAATCAGGAACTTACGGAGGTTTTGCAAAAGTAATTAGTGAAGGTGTTTTTGGCCGGTTGCAGATGTGGTTAAGCTCATCTGAAATTGTGAGAGAAATTATAGATGAGCAGATTGTAAACACTGCTTCTTATCAGCTTTCAGCTGAAACATCCGAAGACTTAACTCTCAATATCTATCAGAATGGTACTCATGTTTTAACCGCCTTACTACCAAAGCATCAACGCATCAGGCTTCAAAACTGGTTCAAATTTGAAACAGGAAGCATTTGGATAATCAAAGCAGAACTATCCGGTGCATGTGTTGAATTTCCGGTGATTACTTACAGTCATCAGACCGTCACCGATCCTGAAATTGTCTACCAAGACGAAACGGCTGTAAAGCCTGCCTTTGGCGAGTTCTCAGATGATTATTCTTACGACTACACTATCTAATAATGGCAAATAATACAGGCGTATTTCGTCAGAAAATAACTGCAAAACTTCCTGCTAACAATAGTAAACTTATTTCGGCAGGGCTATTGCAAGAAGTCTTGGTTTCAAGCGCGGATGCTATTGATGAGATATTTGAAACATTTTCGCTTACTGATAGTCTCGGTAACTACAATGCAACTACAAACGTTGCAACGCTTAAAGAAGCTGGTACAACATTCACACCAACGTCAACGGCAAATCAGGACAATGGTAAATATTTCGATGTTGTAGTTACCGGAACGCAGTCTATTACTGGAACATCAACCGTGATGGCTGTTGGTGGAAGGCTAATTAGTCGCGGAACCAAGTGGGACTATATACCCCCGAACGACCAGGCCTTGCAAAAGATTATCACAGCTGAGCCAAAAATAACGGTTTTGGAGAATCAAAATTCGAAGTTGGTTCCTACAATTGTTGCAACACCTCGAATTCAACAAGTTCCTAGTTACGCATATACAACGTACCAAATCGCAGGACAAAAGGAACAAAAGTTTTGGTTTTTCCCAAAAGGAGTAAAGAAGCTAGACAAAGTGGGGATTTTTGTTTTCAAAAGAAGTAGCGTAGGTACAATTTCCAGTGATGTAAGGGTGCAAGTTGTACATCAAAGATCAGCAGTTCATACGATACTCTTAGATATCACCGTTCCATTTGCCGAATTCGCGGCAAATGACGATGCCGACTCAATTGTGGACTACCACAACTACGAATACAAAATCAATCTTACAAACTCTGTTACAACTGCAAATGGAGATAAAATATTTGTAGACATAACTTGTGATTCAGCACTGAATCCTGTCTACTCAGACACAAACAAGGCAGATCTCACCGGAGAGTGGAACAACGGTTCGGGTTTATATTATCGAGCTTGGCTTACCAGTTTACCTGGAACCACTTACACAACTGTTCCAGCGCTACCGGCTGCGGACTCAAACCCCGGAATCATTCATTTTTACGAGAACGTGTTGACGCTAACACGAATCGAAACAATAGAATCGAATATAGTCGCAAATACTTCATCATTGGCTGGGAAAGCTGTTGGAAACAATCTTGTTTTTGTTGGGACAAATAAGTTCGATAAGGCAACGATGCTGCAAGACGGCGAAGGAATTGGTTCAGATGGCGTTATTTTTTCAGTAGCTAATTTTGGTCGCATAAAAGATATGCCAGTTCTGCCAAACACGGCTTACTTTTTATCGGGACACAATTTAGGAACTCCAAGAGGTTTGAAGTTTTTAAATGCAGCGGGTGCTACTATTTCATTTATAGGTAGCCCTACGAATAATTACGCTTTCACAACACCCGCACTTTGCACGAAAATAACGGTGCAAATTTACAGCAGCGTAGGTTCGATAGCTAATAAGGATACTGTTCAAATTCAACTTGGAACCGCAGCAACCGCTTACGAATCTTATGTTACAGAAACAGTTAATGATAAAATAAACAGTCTCAATATACTTGCAAAGTATCTATTAGCTGGTGCAAAAATAGGAGAAAAAAATGTTGCTGATACCGGGCTTACGGACGCATTGGCTATTCGCGCTACCGCATTGGAAAATGTGGCCTCATTAGGATTAACGGATTTTCTTTATCTCTTTCCTTCGAATATTTACCTACCAGATGGGAATGCTTTTGCAAGAAAAGAGCCTACATTATTGTATTTGCAACACTTTATAAGGGAGAAGATAGATATATGGCTAAACGGTGGCAAGAACTTCGTAATTACTGCTAAAAACGCCACAAATGCAGGAACGGTAATACAGGATACCTTAGCTATTACCCTTGGAGGAGGCAAGTATCTGACGAAAAATATCAACATAAACCGCCTTTCTGCTAATATAAGTTTATTGGCTGCGCAATTCCCAAAAGTCGGATGCCTTGGCGATTCTATATTGACCCCAAGACCGAGAAACGGAGTGTATACGGGTATTGGTGCGAGTACAATTTACGGTATGTCGAAAGAGATTGCGGAGAAAAACCGAATTGATGCGGGAGGTAGCGGGTTTAGCTATTTGTGTATGGGAAGGTCAAATTTTGGCGATGGGACACTCACGTATAACGGAAACGCTCTTACAATTAAGCAATTTGCAGATGGTCAAGGCGGCTTTGCTACTAGCACATTCCTTAGACACCCTTGTAGGATGTGGGTTTTCCCGCTCGGTGGATGGGATTTACTAGGATTATCCACGACACTTGGACGCGGGTATAATGGTTCGTCAAGTGATAATACACTCATTTCCAAAGCGATTTACGGCGTAGTGGCTCCGGTTATATCGGCAAATTCATACAACACGCTAATATCCGAAGTACAGATTTCAAATAGCCTTGGCGCGTGGACTGGTAGCGCACCACAAATAGCCCTCGTTCAAGCGTGGATTGACGGTGTTGCGGCTGGCTCCTTATCCACTGTTCAGAATAGGTATTTTGATTATTCAAAATCAGGAACCAATCGCTTTAATTTCGCCAAATACAAAGCAGAGTGGAAAACCCTTGCAGATGATGGAGTAACGCCTTTGGTTTTAGGTAGCACAGCAGGAACGAAGGTGGTATCCTTAGCGAATCACCAAGTCTGTACCCCTACGCATTACCTGATTACAACCGGAGAGAATGATAGACTACATGTTACGAATCCGGTCGATATAGCAAACGATATCATTGAGCTGGCTACGGAAATCACCACGCAGTTAACCTCCTGTAAGGTGGGAGTTCTTTTGACCGATATTCCGGGCCCGATGTTTCCAGAAAGGCACCCTAATTATATTGGCCTGTTTTCGCAATCAGATCATAACAATAAATGGGATTTGTATAAAGAGTTGCAAACACGGTTTGGAAGTTTAGCGAGTCAAGTCACTAATAAAATATTTTTAATACCGACATGGTTTGCTATGCAGCCTAATAGCCACAGCTTCACTATTGAACAAAACGACGAAGGGGCAATTAATAACACCTTGCAAATCGCCAATGACGATTACAATCACCCCGGATACTTTGCTTTAAGAAGTGCGGGGGCGCAAGTTTATGGATGGGTTGCGGCAACTTATGGATTATAATTATGATACAAGCAGTTATCACATCCGGATTCATCGCAGGAAGAAGCTCTGTTTCTGTTACGGCTGACGTAGCGAATGGAACCGTGATTCGTATCTATGATGATGAAACAAAGCTTCAGATTGGATCTGGTGTGATTGCTTCCGGCACCGTTTCGGTAGCGGTTTCACCTGCTCTGTACAGTGGCCAGCGGATTATTGCTTATGTGACATCATTTGGAAATCAGACATACGGAGCTATTGAAGTTGTTGAATCTGATACCGAATTCACAGGATGGAAAGAGCCTGTAACAGTCGATGGTGATTCATATACTGATTATCTGGCTAGTGGTGGTGACGCTTTGCCGGAAATCTACGCGCCGGAAGAGAAACGGAACATATCCCGTGATAAAGATTCAATTGATCAGGTACTTGATATTCCCATCACCTTCCGGCTTCGTCAGGTCGAAACAATGGCCGGAACGGTTCAGGTTATTCTTGAAGACATTCAGGGAGCAATCGGAGGTTTTAAAACCAAGTTTGATGCTGATGCGGATGGAGCCGGAACAACTAAAACCTATTCCTCGAACGGAAGCTACCAGGTGAAAGTATGGGGTGCAAATCAGACCATTGCTGATGCAATCTTGAAGACATACAACCTAGTTATGCCAGCTTCATCTGTCGTTTTCGGCGCAAATGTGATTGATTTGGCAGCTAAGGTGGATTGGGGTGCAAGTGTTGGAGCTGGATTGAAAGCGATCATTTTAGTTGCTCACTCAACTGTTGCGTGTGAGTTTCAGATTGATGGATTATTCAACTGGGAAGCCGGGGTATGGGAACAAGCCGGTTTGGCATTCAGATCAAATATCAAAACCATTTCAGCTGGAACCTACACGATCAGAGCCAGAAATGCAGCTATTCCCGCGCAAACAATAAGCAGAGATATCAAATTAACAGGATTCTAATGGAAAACATAGCCGAAGTGGTTGAAACGGTTGCTAAACGCAAAATCACCAAACCAACATTCGAACTTGATAAATCAGGTCCATACGTTCATGTGACCTACAAGCCAGACTACAACAGCTGGATTAAGCTGTTTCTCAATGATGAGCGTGTCGGAGTCTATGAGATGGTGAATGGTAAAATTAGCATCCAACTGCCGGGCGTATTGCCTTATGAATACAGAATAAGGGTTGAAATCCTTAAAAAATAAATTGTAAACACTTAAATAAAATATGATATGCCAGATATCGGGTATTTTCTAACCAGCAAAGGCGTTGATGTGCAACGGGCTCACAATTACAATACCGAAGCAGATCAAACCCTTGGAGCTTACATTGCCTTGGCTTTTGTTGATCCTGCTGCGGGTTTACGGATGGGTGAAACGTTTTCGTCAGTTATCCAAACAGGGGCAACGATCGTAGGAACGATCAAAACGCTTTGTATGAGTGATCAGGCTTACTTTTTTGGTTTGCAGGACATCATCGGCCAAGAAGCGGATCCTGCAGTAACCAGCGAAGCGGAAGTATTTGGTAACGGAGCGGGGCCTCGGTTGACTGATACCATGACCGCTACTCAGGTTTGGCGATTGAACCACGCTTATTCTTCCCGGAAGTTTTTAAACATGCTGATGGCAAACCGCGAGTTTGATCTTTACATGTTTACAAATAATTCAGTTGAAGTGGCTTACTATGCCGATCATGGAGTTGCTTATTCTGGAATTGGTAACGCCAAAGGAAACAAGGACGCGAAGGTTACCGGGGGGCTTACTACCATGTATAAATCATTTGAAGGATTCCTTCCTTTAAATATGGGAGTCGTTCAATCAAGCCTTAAAAATGACGTGAAATTTGTGATTGCTGATCCAACACTGACTCTGGTTGTTGCTGCTTCTTGCTCAACTACTGGGCGCAAGAAGTTTACAAAACTCTTGGCTTCGGCTGGTTCAATGGTTTTTGCAACCGATCCGGCCAATGCTTGCCTTGAATGGTATTGCACAAATGCTGATGGATCCTCTCTTCCGGTTTCTGGTAAAGGATCATTCAACAGCTTGACCCAAACACTTACACTTCCTTCATCGCTTGCGGCAGGAACCTACATCTATAAAGTGTTTTGTGTGAATGCAACCGGCGTAAAAGGAGAAGTATACATCGAAGTAGCGGTAAACTAACTGAGCCAGCATTCGGTGATGATTTCTCTGATTATTTCATGACTTAATTCTGGCCGGATTCCAGAGCCCTGCTAACAACAGGGCTTACTTTAAACCACACTATGCTAGATTTTCAGAAGGATATCAAACCGTATTTAGTCAATCATGGGACCAAAATCCCAAAAGATGAGCTATTACATCCGTACTACAAAAATTCCGTAGATCATGCGGTTTTGATATCCTCTGTTTTTGGTGGTGAGTATCCTGAATTTCTTAAACTGGATCGAAAAGAGAAAAAGGCGCATCAAGAATTTCGCGCAAAAATCTATAAGGCAATTACAAAACCTTTCCGTCGCCGTTTGATCCGGACCTTATCTGCAATCCGGAATGCGGATGATTTTGTGATCGAGTTTCCAATTCCTGACACCAATATAAAGCATGAAGACACATTACAGTATTACACTTCTGAGCAGTTTGGAGCTTGGAAATCTGTGGAACAATGGTTTTGGGGCCAGGTAGTTCAACGCTACATTGATGATCCGAATTCTTGCGCCGTACTTGTACCACAAATCCCAGAATTGCCAACGGATTACCGGACGGTTTTGCCTTTATGGGCTGCGAGCTCTCAGATATGGTATTATGCCGAAGGTGAAAAAGCCGTGATTTGTGCTGAAAGGAAAAACCCAGTCAAAAACAATGGAAAAATCACGAAAGATGGTTTGATACTTTACTTTTTTGATCGTGAAAGTTATTGTGTTGCAAAACAGGTCGCTGTAACTAGTGGCGTTACAAGCTGGGATATACTTGGAGTTGGTGAAGAGATAAACTTGGAAGGGAGTCCGGTATTAACCGAAAACTTCCCGAAGCATTTTTTCAGAACAATGCCGGTTTTCAAGGTTGGATCTGTGATTAACAAAACATCGGAAGATGGTGTGTTTGTTTTGTACGAATCTATGGTTTCTGATGCGATCCCGAATCTGATTTCAGTGCTACAAAGAGCTTCTGATATTGATGTAGAAGCTCTTTTCCATACAGCAACAAAAGAATGGCAGTATGTTACCAAAAAATGCGGGACGTGTAATGGAATAGGTGAAATTGACACGAAACCAAAAAAGGGAGAGCCAAAAACTACTGTTGTTTGCACAACATGTAAAGGCGCCAGATTCGATATCGCTGATTCTGCATTAGAAATGATTCTAATCAGCCCACCAACTCAGGAGCAGTTTGGAGATGACGAAGCAAAGCCAGTGAATCTTCCAACACCACCTGCAGGTATGATTGAGCGTTCGCCAGCCGCAATAAAAGAATTCAGAGAGGAGTACCGGAGAAATTTCATTGAAGCATACCAGGCGATCGGCTTAGGCCATATCTCTGAACAGATTTTTATGGCAACATCTGGCGAATCAAAACGCTATGATCGTGCAGAAGCCGAAACAATGGTAATGGATGTGTCAAACCATTTCACGACTGGCCTCTTGTCTCCTGTTTATGAAGCCACCGAATGTATCCGTTACGGTCCGGTTAATAAGATGGGGCAGAAACCCATTGTGAAAAGCCCGAAAAGGTTTGATCTGAACACCAGCGACGCAACCCGTGAAGAGCTCAATGATGCAATGACTAATAAATATTCAGAGGAATTGAAAGATTCATTGCAAATCAAGTACCTGGAACAAAAGGACGGTAAAGATTCCGAGGGTTATAAAATTTTAAGGATCAAAACGCGTCTGGATCCGCATCGAAATAAAACTGACGAAATGAAGTCTTTTTTGATCAGTCAGGCTTATTTGACCATGGATCGGGAAAGCGACACATTCAAAGAGACCGTCAAGCAGATTCAGTTCAGTATCAATTTCGAGGCGATTTTGCGTGATGCGATAATGCTTACATCGGATTTTTTTGAAAAGACTTCTAAGGAGCAATATGATATCCTAATGGAGCAAAACGATAAGTATTTCTCAATCCGTCCAGCTGGCCAGCCAATTGAAATGAGCACACTTGCGCCGCTTGTGAATGCCAAGGATATTAACCAGATGAGCCAATAATGGAAGAGCTGGAATTCCTTGAACAGGCAGAAATGAAGCAGGAAGGTTTATTGGCCACCTTCATGAAAGGAATTCAGGTTGTCGCTAAGGCTTTTTTGGATTCGATCCTTGAAATCATGGATGAGCTTGAAATGACTCCCGAAAGCAGAATGACAGACTGGAAGACTGTAACCAGGTACCGCTTACTTCTTCGGACTGAGCTTTCAAAAGCCGGATATGATGTGACTGTTGACGGCTTGCTAACTGGAATGAAAGAAGTGACAATCCAGATCGAAAGCTATTACGAGCCATACGGAATGAGCAAGTATTCAGCATTCTTTCATCAGGCAGGCGGTGAAGCTCTTGAAAGGGTTAGAAAGCAGCTCATTGACGTGATACCCGAAACAGCATTCATTGAACCAATTAGCCAGGCTCTTGAAAATGCGGTAATGTCAGGGCAAACCTTAACTGATTTGAGAAAACAAGTCAAGCAGATTATTCAGACAGATGACTTGCCAGCCAATTACGTGTTTAACCAGGCAAAACAATCTCTTTGGATGTTCCATCGGAACTATTCCAATTCGATAGGTACCGCTCTTGATTTAGAACACTTTTATTTTGACGGTGTAGCGGTCGTTCACAGCCGGGCATGGTGCATAAAAAGGAAGGGTAAAGCCTTCACAAAAAAAGAAATTGAGAGTTGGGCAGATGAAGACTGGCAGGGTAAAATTCCAGGTACAACCAAGGAAAGTATCTTCTGGCTAGTTGGTGGATACAACTGCATAGATGTTCTTCGCCCAATCACCGAACAGCTTTACAATCGATTTACTAATAACAATTAAACCAATGATGCAAATGAAAAAGTTATGTTTTTTACTATTGTCTTTTGCCCTTCTGATAGGGTTTTCCGCGAGTGCTCAGAATTACCGGATCTATTACACCGCTCCTGATCAGATCCGCGTCGATTCAGCAAATGGAGGTCTTTGGAAGATTTCACCGGCATCTGAATTCAGAGTTGCAACTAGGGGAACCAAAATTGGATTTAAGTTTTCTGGTTTTGATCTGACTTTGTTACCATCTCAGGTACGCAAAGCTGATTCTACTTCGTATGGCGCAACGGTCCCGCTTGTAATCGGTGCATTTGTGACCGGTAATGATGCTGTTACTGATCAAACGATTCTGAATAGTACAACGACCGGCACACTTGCCGCGAGCACTTACAGTTACGTCGAGATCTCGAATGATCATACAAGTGTAGCCAGCTCGATAGTGGTCGGGGGCAATACGGTTTCTATACCGTTTGGAAAGACAGTGATTTTTAAAGCAACCAGATCACCAAAAACCGGAAAGTATAAACCAATTCCCGCGATCGCTTACACGGCAACGAGTTCGAGTTTGCGGATTTATACGATTAAAGAGTAATACCAGCAGCGACCGACAAGGTTAATGCACCGAAAGTAAGTTCCAAATCAAACAAAAAGGTTATGACACCTGAAGAACAAGAAGCAGCTGATAAGGTAGCGACCGACAAGGTTAATGCACCGAAAGTCAAGAAGAAGACTATCGATGATTTGAAATCAACCGATGACGTGGTTGTAGCCTTCAAAAATCCCGCTCATGTTGAAGAAGATGGCGAGAATAAGATTGAGAAAGAGGTAGTTGAACAACACGTCAAATATGAATTCTGGTTGAATATCGTCAAAGATAAAAACGGAAACCCGAAGTACGCTGCTCAGAGAGGTGCAAAACTTATCGGGTACGTTGAAAACGGAAAAGTAATTAAATTCTAGTTCGCCCGAGGGCAAAAACAAACACTTTACACACCTGATAATTAAGGTTGCGACCTAAAATTATGGCAAAATTAGCAGAAAACATCACCAATATACTGGCTGCGGCCGGGGTGAAATTAACAGAAGAGCAAAAGGCTGTATTGGCCGAATTGCCACAAGATGAAGTTTCTGCAACTGTTCAAACTTTGTTTGACACTGCAACAAACCAGGCAACGAACGAGCTTGCGAAGGTCGCTCAGAAGGCTGGAAATCTTGACAAGTTCGATGAATCCCTTGCGGGGTGGGCTGACATTCTCGGTGATGATATCAAAACACTTGCAAAGGAAAAAGGACCTCAAAAGCTTGACAAAGTGAAAGCTTTGCTTGCTAAAAAGATCGAAGAAGCTCAAACCGCTGCGGCTGGTGGAGACGGAGATCTTACAAAGCTAAGAAATGAGATTACCACTTTGACAACCAAAATGCAAACCCTGGAAGCAGAGAAAACAACTGAAGTTGAAAAAGTGAGGGGCGAATACGAATCAAAGATTTTCCTTTCAACGCTGCTTACAAAATTGCAGGGAAGAAATGATGTCGTTGAGGCATACAAAAGCCCAGATGCACTCAAATTGCTCGTCTTGCCGAAGGTTTTGGAATTCATCAAAGGGAAGGGACTTGAAATTAAGCCCGACACGTTGGATGTGATCAATGCAGAAACCAAAGTCCTTTACCAGAAAGGAGCCAAAGCCGTGACGGTTGACGAAATTTTTGAGGAAGCATTATCTGAGAACAAGTTTCGGCAGAACGCCGGCCCAACGCCACCACGTACAACCTTGGATGTGGATGGAACTGGTGGAACTCCGAAGCTGACCGTAAAATCGCTTCTGAAACCAGAATCGATAGAATCGTAAATTTTTAAAACTGACATTCAAGATGCCAAATAATGTAAACCTTGGTATTGCCCGGACCGTACAAGCGGCCTTAATGCATACCACAAACAATGGCCTTAAATTCGGACGTTACGGAGCTTTGCAAGCAATGCTTTCTCCCGCCGTTGCTGAATTGAGAAGTGCTATCAGTCCTTATGGCCCTAGCGACTCAACAGTCGTAGGTTGGGGGGATACTCCCGGACGCGAAATACCAGTACCGAAGGTGACAGTTAAAACTTTCCCAGCTCGTGTTGTTACTGGCTATGACGAGCGGACACGCGATCTTAATGGAGAAGATTTTTCTGATCCATTAACAACGGAGGTCGTTTACGATTTCTACAAAGAAATCAAGGTGAATCGCCAACTGGCTCGCGAATTTTACGAGCCAAAAGCGATTGAGTACATGCAGAAGATTGTTTCAGGTGCAATGTCTGAGCAGATCGATCCAAAGTATCGTGTATTGCTTGATCGCCTTGGCATTCAGATCATGCAGGATTTTGATGGCGGGATTGCAAAACCCTTCGAAACGTACATTCTTACTTCTTTGATCGCTCGGATCGGTAAGAATGCGGCTTTCCCGGCAGCAACTACACCCACCGCGGCAGCTCCTTTGGTTGATGTTGCAACTTTCAATGCGGACAGATCTTTAAAGGCTGAGTTTTATGATTTCATTCGCGAAACTAAAATTGCTAACAAGATCACCGGCAGATTGATCGTAATTGGTGGAACACTAGCAAGCCGTGCATTTAGCCGCGAAGGGATTTTAGCTATCAACGATGCTGGATTTAACTGGCCTGCAATGTTTAACAAAGCGCCATTTGACTTCTACTATGACGAACTTATTGATTCGGTTTATGGTGATGGTCGGATTCTTTTGGTTGATTCAGGAGCAGCTTGCGCAGAAACTTTCTGCTATGGTGACTTCCCTAAGTTCAACGATCCAACAAACAGCGATGACACAGTTGATGCGAAAGCGAAAATTATGTTCATGAACCTTCCGGAAGATGAAGCAATCCTTCAAAATGTTGCTCATTCTTTCATTCGTGACGTTGATTTGAGGGTGACCAATAAGCGGGATGATAATGACTTCGCTAAAACCACGGCAACACTTGGTTTAGCGGGAGGTTTCCACGCTAGACCTCTTGGATGGTTCACATCTGATAATAGTAGTGTCCTGTACGGTGTTTCCGGCATCTTTGCCGCGAAGTTGACCGCTTCTTAATCCATTCAAAAATAACTGACCGGCTTCAATGTCGGTCAGTTGCTTTCACACACTACATGAAAAACTTTATCAAAATTTGGCTACTAGCCATACTTCCATTATTTGTCCAGGCTCAAAAAGCAACTGGAACTTTCGAGGTTGATCTTTCGGGTACCGCTACAAAGGCGCAATTGGATGCAGTTAATTCAAGAATTGACAATCTGGAAAAGCTGATCGTAAAACCGCCCGTTGTAGTTCCTCCTGTTATTAACCCACCTTCCGCCATCTTACCCAACTGCGACGGAGGTCCAAACCTAGAAAAGCTACTATCAATTTCGCCAACTCAGATTAGATTCCTATTTGATGGGTCGAATGTGACACTGATAAGCGCGAAGTACACAAGTCTGACAGATACCGCGGCGATTCAAAGAACGCTTGTTACGCCATCAAATAACAACCCTATTGCGAAGTTCAACACGATAGCGAACGGAACCTACCGTTTCTGGATTCAAGGCGGGAATTGCAAGAATAAGAAAGATCCTGTTCCGATTAACTTTACCATTGGGAGTACCGGGGAAGTCACACCCCCCATTATTTCGCCTGTCGTTCCATCGGCGGATAAAATCTACGAGCTTGTTTTAAACCTAACTGGTGAAGGATTTGAGGCTACTTATTGGCGAAATAACAAGTGGAACGAAAACACGGTAGGATTTAAAGATTCGGATTATGTAGAGAAATTCAAGGTAAACGGGAAGTATACTATTACCAGTGTAAGGGTCGCTTTCCCTTGGTATGAGTTCGAAAAAACACCCGGGAACTACGAGATTGAAGGGGTTAAACGCATGATCCAATGGCATAGAGATAGAGGGCTTATTTTGCATATTTGTTTTCTTCCCTGGCGGAAATACGGCGATGGGTTTATCTCCAATGATCTTTTTATGAGGGGAAACAGAGGGGGAACGTTTTACCCTGTTGATATCAGAGAGTACATCCCTTACAATTCAACTATTGCTACTTACGTAGACGACCAAACCAATGCCCGAATAAAAAAGGCAGTACAGGTATTATCCGAAGTATTAAGCACTTACGAAAAGGCTGGATACATTGGGCTTGGATCAGGCCGGGGGGAAGAGTTTGTGATGCCTAATTTTGAAACTGTAATCAGGGAAAAAACAGAAACTGATCCGGGTTATAAGATTGTGGAAGCGTCTGATTTGTCGGATCCATTCATGGCTAAGTTTAAAGAGTGGGTTGAAAAAAGAAAGTTAACCGCCTACCGTAGACCTGATTTTTATAGCGAAAACGGATACCTGGACGCGACCAATGAGATCGGAAAAGAGTACATGCGGTTCTGCACTTACACAATGCGTAAGTACTTTGACAACTTCGCAGAAGGTGTAAGGGCTGGTAGTTCAAAGATTAATGTTTGCTTTTTTATGCCCTCTGTTGGTACGCATCAAAACGGAAACGAACTGATTGCCTACTTCTCTTACGTAGCCAAGAATGCGGATGAATTGTACCATAGTGACGGTTCCTATGCTTATGACAACGAAAGGAAGATCAAGGGGATTAAAGTATTCAGAGGGACTTTCCCAAATAAACCAGCCAGTGCAGAAATTGACTCACAAGATGCAGGACAACAAGAGGGATGGGGAACTGGGGAGGTAACGACAAGCCAGTTTGTTGAACTCGCAACCAAGATATGGGAAGCCGGGGGCTGGAAGACTCACATAGCTATGAAGTACCTAGATAACGGAGTGCAAAAAATAAACGAGGGGGCATCAAGATTAAGGCAGTATACTGGCAAACCCTTCAACCCGCCACCTGTTACGGTCCAAAATACGGTCATTGTCGACATTACAAAAAGTCCTCACAATGTGTTTAATAATGAATGGCTGTATGACCAGACTTTCAATGATCACCCGGACGCGTACATCAATCAAATCGAAACCCCTGATTTCTGGGGTGGTGTAAATCCAGATGTTGCGGCTTTGAATCCTAATCCCCCTACTTACTTTGATATGCCAGGTGGTAATATTCAGCAAAAGGGGATTTCTATTTTCCTTCCAAATGCATACACAACAGCAAAAAAATATCCGGTAGTTTACTGGACAGACGGACAAGACTTATTTAACGATGGACCGGGAAAGTGGAATCTGAATGCTACTGCACAAAATCTGATTAATTCAGGACAAATAAAGGAAACGATTATTGTCGGAATAAACTCCGATCAATACCGATTCAGGGAGTATTTACCTTCTGCTACATGGGTAAGCCTTGATCAATCAACCAAAGATATATTCGTGAAAGAAACGGGTGGAAACCCGTTAGGCGATGAGTTTTTAAAGTTCCTTGTTACCGAGTTAAAACCAAAGATCGACTCGGAATACAGCACATTATCTGACCAACAAAACACTTTCATAGGGGGAAGTTCGATGGGTGGTCTGATCGGGATTTATGCGCTATGCAAGTACCCGGACATTTTCAAAGGAAACATTTCCATGTCAACGCACTGGATGGGTAGTTTGGGGTATCACAATACTGATTGGTTCCCAAAGTTCAAGGACTATTTAACTGCAAATCTTCCAGATCCAACATCGCACAAATTGTATTTTGATCACGGCACGGTCGGCCTGGATGATAGCTACACAGGCAGACAAAATGAGGTCGATGCTATTTTAAAGGCAAAAGGATATTCTGATTCTAATTTCAGAAGCTTGGTTATTCAAGGCGGCGATCACGCTCCTTTGTTCTGGTCGGCCAGGGTTGATAATCCGCTGAAATTCCAGATAGGCCTATGAAGAACCTTGACAAAATATTTACTGTCATCGCGATTGCTGCATTGTGCTATTTCTTCTGGTGGATGCCTAGAAATTACGATAACCACACAACAGAAACCGAGGTCATAAAAATCGACAGCTCAAAATTCTATGAAGCCAAGAAAGTCATTATCGAAACGCAGCTCAACGAGCGCACGGATTTGCAGCCTGCTTTCGATAGTGCTGTTTATAATGTTTTGCTTGATTCTGCCAAGCTCGAAGAGCTTCGCGCAAGTAACAAAAAAGCCATTATCGACCGAATACTTGCAAGAGAGCTACACCCGGGCACTGGAAGACAGTAACATTGTTTTACAGGAAATCCGGCCAGCTTTTGAGAATCAGAGAGCCATAATCAAACTTCAAAATGAAAGATACCTTGCCGCAAGAATCGAATGGGACTACAAAGAAAAGTTGCACAACCTGCAGGTCGACGGATTGCGCGAACAGGTTAAAACAGAAGTGCAGCAAAACCGTAAATCATTTTGGAAAGGATTTAAAACAGGATCATTAGTGCCGATAGTAGTAACAGGAACACTATTATTTGTCAGAACTATAACCCACTGAAATCAGATGAAAAATTAACATCTTAATCAGGATCATCATGAAAATCTTTGAACATTTTAATCTCAACGACATGCTCACGTCAATCGGCATAACAATAAAGGGGATGGTAACAAACCCGGCCTTCCTGCTTATTTCTTCTTCGACTGTTGGATTTATTCAGGTATTCAATTACCGACAGGATTTAACGGTTGATCTGCTTGCAGCAACGGCAATTGGATTCGCCTTGATGACTTTTTTAGGTCTTGTAAAGCACTATAAGACCGGGGAAGCGAAAGCCGAAATATTTATTAAAAAAACAGTTGAGCAGTTTGTCGTAATGGTTTCGGTTGTGATGCTTGGATATGTCGCTTCTATAATCATCGCCGTGGTGTTCAAAATCGCTACTCAGGCTGTTGCCGGTGCAAATCCGGTACCTGGAATTGCTTTGTATTTCATCTTTGCCGGGTACGGTGTGATGTTCACCTACTATTTTATAAAGTCGTGCGATCTGATTGATCAGATACTTCCAAACTTATTGCCGGCATGGTTTAGCGCACCTTTCAGAAAGTTCAGGAATTCAGGAGACTATAAAGATCTTCTGAGTTTTGATAAAGATCCAGACACCAACGAGCCAAAGTGAACCCTTCTCTTTTAACAAAGCTCTTCCCAAAAAGCAAGATCCTGAACTTTCTTCCATTCTGGGAGGAAGTTTCTGTTTATGCGGGATTGAATTCACCGCAGCGGATTGCAATGTTTCTCGCTCAGTGTGGCCACGAATGCCAAGGCTTTACCCGTTTTGTTGAGAATCTAAACTATACCGCTCAGGGGCTTGCAAATACATGGCCATCTCGGTTTTCCCGATCGCCAAATGCAATTAAAAAGCTTCCGAACGCTTTGGCTTTGAATATCGCTCGCAGGCCGGAAATGATTGCAAATGTGACCTATGCTGACAGAATGGGAAACGGACCGGCCGGTTCAGGTGATGGCTGGAAATACCGGGGCCGTGGAATCATAATGACGACTGGCCGGGCGAATTATTCAGAGCTTGATCAGGCTTTTCACATGGATGGAAAGATTATTTCGGATCCAGATCTTCTGCTTATGCCAGAATGGGCTTTGAAATCAGCCGGATATTACTGGAAGAAGAAAAACCTGAATGTCTTTGCTGATAAAGCTGACATTCAGGGTGCACGTAAAGCGATAAATGGGGGATTGATTGGGGTTGATGCGGTTCGGGAGCTTTATGAAAAGATCATTGTCAGTTTATGACTTCGTTCAAGATTGAGAAATCTTCTTTCGGTAACTGCTTTTATCTTGATCCATGTTTGTATTGTGCCAGGCATTACAAGCATCACAGAAATATTGTGACATCTGCTTCTGACCCGAAAAGGCAGGAAATTCATTAAACCTTTTTCGGGCTTCGTTTAGAGCCGATTTCTCTGAAACAAACTTCTTCTTCGTGCATATTTTTGGCTTCTTGCTCATTTAAACCGTGAATTTTGAATAATCCGCTTATGTGTAATCTCAATCTGAGCTCGTAAAGCTTTTCGTGAATCAAAAAGAGGTATTGCTTTTTCTATCCGGATAGCTGTATGAACAGCCAGATCCTTACGTTCACAAATGATGTCATTCAGCATTTGGTAGGAAATGCGGCAAGCTTCCGCGAATTGGCGTTGGGTGATCTTTTCTTTCTCAATGATTTTAAGGATCATAAGTGATGCTGTATCATCCGGCTTTGGTTCTACCAGGTGAATACATAAAACGTCATCATCATCAAAATGATAACAGTTTGGGCAATAATGCTTTCCGTTTTCTTCGTGCCATTCGTCATTACCAAGCATTTCGCCCATTGTGGACTCATCAGCCATAGCCGAAAATCCGTTATGGTCATCATGCCAATCGCCGCCGCAATTGTCGCATTTGGCTGTGAAATATGTTACAGGGTAGATCATTTGACAAGATCCAAAACAGGTTCACCATCTCTTATTTCAGCAAAGAAAATCTGTGGGTTGTCTTCGTAGGTTTTCAATACGTGCGCCGCCATTTCGATCATCTTTGGATCATTGATACCTCTGAGCATTTCTTTCTTTTGCTCAAACCAAAGCTCTTTATCTTCCTGAGTGGCATCACGCCAAATCAAATCACCTGGTTTAGGTTTGTAATTCGGATCGTATTGATCGCTTCTCCATTGAACATGCTGCAATTCAACAGCAAATTCTTTACTCTGAAAACAAAAAGGAGTTACACCGTCGCGACTGTTCCAGATTCTTACGTAAATGTTTTTGTCTGGATTGTCGTTACTTGTTGCATACGACATGTGGCAAAAAGCCTCTTTATGATTGTGCTTTTTCTCGGGCACTACCTGTTGCTTTTGCATTTTTTTAAGAGCATCAGCAAGATTGAATCTTGTTGGATCAAACTTTTCCATAAATCATTTCTTTTTAAACTGTACAACCTGAATTCCCATTTCGCGCGCAATAAAATGTTCTATCCGTGCACCTCTGGAATGTTTCCAGCACGGAAGCATAAGGATCTGATCACATTCAAGCAGCATGGATATATCTTTCGACATATGATCCCACCATGTAGCATCCGCATAAAGGCCATTTTTAAGCGGGTTTACGGGGTAGTTACCCATCCGGTTTATATTGTCTTCTGCTGTTTGGAATTTGGCCTTTACTTCTTCAATTGGAAGTCCGGAGATCTTCCCGGATATGTAGATTCGTTTCATAAATGTTCCAAAATCTCAACTCCGTTTTCAGAAAGTATTCCAACAACGCTTTGATTAGAATCAGGTACCATCATCGGCATTAGTAAAATTCTTACTTCGCCAATCTGAAATATTGAAGCTTTCTGTTTCTCTGTTTGTTGAACCAAAGTAATTGAGTCAACCTGTAAAATACTTGCCGACTTGATCAACTTCTGAATGTATCCGATTGAGAAAAAAGAACATCCAATACCGATGATCGAAGTAAATGACGGTATTTCCTTTCCTGTGTACCTCGGAGGTCCATGCTTATCGCCTGATCCATCGCAAACAGGACACTCAGCTACAATTTTATGAATATCGCCATCATATTCAAATGTGGCTTCGATAAAAGAATCTCCTTTACATGCCGGACAAGGTATGCCAGAAGAATAGTATTCTGGTTCCATTGGTGCGGACTGGATGATTAATTCCAGGTCGGATATTAGAATGACAAGATTCTCATTGTCATCAGTTACAATCAAATCACCAACAGATTTTGATAACTCAATTGGCTCACACTCTGTTACTAGATCTTTTTTACAAAATGCGACTGACCCACCATCAGTGGTAGCAGAAAATTGATCCACCCGAAATGGTTTACACATTGTAGGCCGCAAGGTGTCGCTACTCGCAAACATGCCCAAAACCTGTTGATACGGATTCTTGTTTTGCGTTTCCATAATTAATTAAGATAAAAAACCACCGGAGTAACCGGATTAAATAAATTCCCTTGATGATCAACAACCGGCGTAAGTGTTACCCTCGCTACGTGAATGACATCTTTATGCGATCTCAAAAACGAGCAGTATTGAAGCGTGTTCTCAAAAAAGAACTTTACAAAGCTGGCATTGTGTGCTATCGGACTCCATTTTATGGCTTCAATTCTGTTTTTGCTTTTCTTGTTTTTCATGACGTTGAGTTATAGGAGTTAATTACTTTTTAAGTTTTGGCTTTCTTTTGCCGATTTCACTGTAAGCCGTTGGTTTGCGGGTGATCAGGATGTCAATGCCACAAATAGCTTTCATTAGCTTTGCTTTGAGCTTGAAAACGTCGGTTAGGACTCCTTTGAAGTCTTCGCAAACATGCTGACCGTCTTTTTTATAAACAAAATCAGCAATGTAGGTGCAAATAAGCATACCGTTGATTCTCATTTTAAACGGCACTTGTGTTTTTAAGCTGCTGATTTTGCCCGCTTGTTGAGCTAACTTCAGGTCGACGTACCTGTTCGCCTCGCCTTTTGAGTCGAACAGGATGCCGTCAACTTCGGTTTTGATATTTTTATACTTGGATGGCGTTGCAGCCGGGAATTGTTTAAACCGCATTGGCTTTTCTTCCTTGTTTTGGTTTATCAGGAATGAGCTGCTTTGTTTCACCTGTCATCGGATTGACAGCCTCTATGATGACATTGTGATCATTTATAAAATCTCGAAGTGGTCTGATCGGATCTTCAAAGTTATCGCCAACTCTCATTTGAAAATCTCTACCCATAAACGGCTCAGATTTCAACAATTCGCCTGTTTCAGGGTTGACGTACTCCCATCTTTTCAGAAGGTAATTTCTGCGTCTTTCGGCAGATACGGTGTAGAATATGTATCCGTCTCTAAGTTGACGTGCCAGTAAATTCACATCACCATTGAGCCCATCCAATCTAGCTTTGAACTGAGCTGCTTTCGCCTTTTTCTCATCTTCAACTTCCGAAATTTCAATCAACTTGTCGGTTAATTGAGTGTTCATTTCGTTTCGCTCATCCTGAGTCAAATCGTGCTTAATTTCAATGTCTTCCAAATCTTCTTCCATGTGATTTATTGTTATGAATTATTAAAAACTGAATTGATTCGAAGTAACCCGAAAGCTCGGGGCCAGATGCGCAGCGGCATGTCTGACAGCATGTAATCCTAAACCCTTATTAATCTTTGTTTTTGCTCTCAGTTATGACAGAGAGAGCTATTTTTTTAGTGTCTGCCGGAAAACCCTTTCCTAAAATCCATGCGCAAAACCCAGTATGATCAATGGCCGGCTTGCCTCGATGCTCGCCGATATTCAGAACCAAAACACCTTCTTCATTGTAGGTAAATTTGCCAGATAGGTCAGCAACCTTTTTATCATAGTTTGTGTAAAGCGCCAGTGATTCAAGTGTATCCGGAAAGCCTTCTTCATTCTCATACTTAATCATCTGGGCGATAAACACATCGACCGTTGCTTCAATATCAGCTTTGGCGCTGTGAGCATCTTCCAGATCCTTACCCAAATAAAACTTCACAGCTGCTTTTAGATCACGAGGTTCTTTCCTTTTAAAAAGCGTACAAGCGTCAATCATTAAAAATTGTGTGTAATCCCATTCAATGCCAGCTCTTGCGAATTCATTGTAAAGCAATGGAACGTCGTAAGAATTTGAATTAAACCCAGCGATGTCGCAACCGGAAAGCATTTCAAGTAATCCTTTTGATAGTTGCTTAAATGTTGGCTCATTGACAACATCAGCATCAGTAATTCCATGTACTGCACTGGCACCTTCTGGAATTGGTATGGTAGGATTTACGCGCCTGGATACAGTTTTAACCTGCATATCCGGATAAAGTATCGAAACTGCTATTTCAACAATGCGATCCTTTTCGGTATCGGTTCCTGTGGTTTCAAGATCAAAAAACGCGATCGGTCTGGTAAGTTGTAATTTCATGTTATTCAATAATTTGAGGTATCACTTCTCTTCTGCTCCACTCAGGGAGCGACATATTTATTATTCCCATGTTGCCTTCGTCGGCATAAGAATCAAATCCAGGCCAATTCCCTTTATCCATCGCATCCTTCACATTTTGAAGCGCGATCCGGTACCTGTAAACACCGTTTGCAATGTCTTCAGGTGAATACCAAAACACCACCGGCAAGTATGGGAGAACGGTTTGAAGCATGATGCAGATAACCGCTGTAATTTTACGGCCAGTAACTTTTTCAAAACCATCTTTGTACATTCCTTCTGATAGGTAGTACATATATTTTGCAGCATCATACTGCATTTTTCCGATGTTGTCAGCGTGGGTAGTTTTAACGCTTATGATCGCGTTACAACCAATATTTTCTTCGATCTGAAAAGAATCCGGGCGCATTTTACAGGGCAAGCCGGTTTCAATATCAGTCCAATACATTGAAACTTCTGGAACGGATCCTTCAAGTAAAGCCGGGATGATTCCACCGCCGTAACGGTAATAATTTCGCTTGATCAAATCAACAATCGTCTTGCTTTTTGGATCAACTGAAATTTTACCAACTCTGTTTTTTAGCTCAGTTAAATATTCCCTCTTTCCTTTGATTTTGTCAAGATCAAAACCAGATCCTATTACATGGAAATAGGCTTCTTCTGCTAGATCTGGGTTAATTTGTTCAGCTTGCTTCTCCCAGAAGTTTATCATTTTCTGAATTCCTTCCGTGCTGGTTTTGTCGCCATCTTCCGGCTCAACCGCCAAAGCATCGAATTTATCAGGTTCAAGGAATGCCGTATGGCAAAACGTTCCAAGTACAAAACAGTTCTTATCCGGCTTGACTTCTTTTTCTTCCGTATTGATCAGATAGTGCAATGGTGATTTCAATGCCTCTTTCAATGAACCGGATGAACATGCTTTTGAATCCAGATAAATCTGCATATCTTCTTCAATCGCTTTTCCGTTTAAACTCAATTGTGGTAATAATGTTCTGATATCGATCACAGATTCGCGGTTTCGAATGAAATCAATCACTTCTTCAATCGGAGTGAAATCGCCTACATCATAAAATGTCGGATTCAATTCAGGCCCTTCCTGAGCGTCATAAAGCTTTTCGAAATCGTAGTTCATTGTAGAAAGGTTTTGGCAGGATGATCACGCATCCTGCCAGGTGGAACATTAGATTTCTACTCGTAGTGGGCGAATTGACCAATTGTCTGAACTGTTTGGCCCTTTCTTGTTTTTAACCTTACCTGAATAGGTAATTTTCAAAGGAGCTCCCTGTTTTAACACCGATGCGGCAACTAGGTCCATTAAAGTTCCGACAAGCCTTTTAGACCCATTTCTGATTTTACGAACCTGTCCGTTTTCATCTTGTTCAATAAAGAAAGCGCATTCGAGAGGAACGATGTCACCTGTTTTCTCATCCAAAATCTGAGAGTAACCAAGTTTTTCGAAAAACACGTACTTTGATTCGTTCTTTTCAACAGGAGTCCAATAATCAGACATCAGGTCAATTGGAAGTTCAATAGCTTTTCTCAGGTTTGGTAAATCTGATATCGGGCCGGTTAGGTCAAATGACTGACTAAGGGCCGGGTTTTCTTGTTCTGGCAATAAATGTGAATCGCCAAGTGTTGCAATAGTATTCATGTGTATTTATTGGTTTAGAATTAATTTTTAAGATTTTGGATTCTCGAGGTCGGTTATGGATATACGCGGATCACTCTTTGTAATGTTTCGACCAATTCCATTACTGTTGATTGGCCAATGATCGCAACTACAAACAGGGTTACCACACAGGCAATAATCATTGTCAGAAGGAATTCTGATAGTCTCATTAGAAATTGGAAGATCCTTTTCATCTTTCACGTTCTGCTTTGTTGACAGTATAAACCAGGAGCCCGGCAATGCACAAAACAATCACAGTAAACACATCGGCTACGGTTGTATGATCATACACGTAATCGCATATTTCATCAATATCACAGGCGACTACCATTGCAAGCATTATCAGGAGTCTGTTCAT